GCCACTGCATTATTGCCTTGTGACGCGGCTCCAGCCTGCGTACCAATGGCCACTGTATCTATGCCTTGTGCGTTGCCGGCCGCGTAGCCAATGGCCACTGAGAAGTTACCTTGAACAATGCCAGCATTGGTTCCCAGGGCTATCTTACTAGGACCACTGGCATTGTTTTTATCGCCCAATGTAGCCCAGGTTGTTGCAACAGCTGATGCCACCAGGGTTAATTGACCAACGTTGTTACCTACATATAACAACGGCGGATCTGTTTCAAGATTTACTACAAGTTCGCCTGGTCTAGCATTGCCGTTGTAGTTGGCCAAGCTCTCTTGAGCATTGTCCTTCATTGCGGCACGTGATATGCCTGTGATGTTGTCGTATGGTGGTGGTGGATTGGCCATGATCTCTAACTTTCCTGGTTAGAGTATTTAGCTATTTGTGTTAATAGCCATTAAAGGGTCGGACTGGACTTTGAGTTGTCACAAAGTCAGGTTCTGCACTGTCAGGGGTGCTGACCAACTTTTTCCCGCCCTGGGTATCAGTCATGGACAGTGCTGTATCAATCACATCCTCAATGCCAGAATTCATGCCTGATATTACAGCATACTTGCCAAATGCAGCTTCAGCTGACCATTCTGGCATGAATGGATTCACATCATCCTTGCGATAATCGCTGCGAGCACGAGCAATGGCAACTCCTGTGCGATAGGTACGATAAGGATCACTGGAACTAACACCGGGCAACGAATACGTATATCGCATGGGCTCAGCAGTTTCGGCTGGTAGCTCACGCTGTTCTTTTATGAACTCTCGGGCTCGCATCAGTAGCCTCCAAACGGTTTGATAGGGCTATCAACGTGTGTGGATTTGACTTCTTCTGACTCTAGGTCGCCATTGTTCAAGTCTGTGTACACTGCTCCTGCTGCTCGGAAAGCCTGTTTGAGCATGTCTTGTTCAATTTCTGTGTATGGATAAGCGCCTCGTCGTTTGCCTATCCAGGATTTGGCATCCATGTCAATTTCGCTGCCATCACCGTTGGCCATGGCCACAGCCATCATCACACGATTCAGTGTGTAATCACTATTGGTTTGTTCTCCGTCGCTGAACAAAACTAGACCTTTGGTGGCTGACTGCCTACGATGTCCAATTTTGCCATCACGTTCAAAAACAAATTCTTTGGCTCTCATGTCAATGCATCAAAAACTACCAGTGCCGCGTGATCCTGCCTGTGCCGAACTAGCTGTGCCTAGTTCCTGCGCAGTGAAATTGGCACCCGCAATGGTTAGCTTGTTGCCTACACCAACATAGATATCTTGACGTGAGTTGGCTGGTACACTCACTGCATTGCTGTAGATGTTGCCTGCTGAAAAACTGCTTTCAGCATTGGCCACAACGCCGTTGCCAGGTTGAACATAGGTCAACTGCACTGCTTCTACTTGAAAAGTCACAACAGTGTTGCCAGTAGAAATTCTTGCTTTGTCAGTGTACCAGGCTTGATCAGAAACACTGGTGTAAACATTTGCTTGTGCCATTAGTTGTTTTCCTTATTAGGCTGAGGTGGCACGTAAGGCTGATACAGATTGCGTGTCTGATCCAGTACTCCAGGGATATCTACCGGAGTCTGTTTCACTGTGGCTGGTGCCGGACTGTGCGGATTTTGCTGCACAGGAAAATCTTGATTGTTGTAGGGTCGGTATACCATGATATTCTCCTTACCAGGCGCGGCAACTCCAGTACCGTGCTTTCCAGCGCGGTCCAGGATTGTCGCAGTTGTGTCGAGCTCTAAAACTTTTGCGTCGTGCAGGGTTGCTTTTTTTGATTTTCATGGTCTTGTCACCAAAATTGACTTTGACCACGTTGCCCTTGGGACCGCGCACATATACCTTGGATTTCTTTACATCACCTGCCATGGGCTTGCCCAAGGAAACTTCGCGTCCTTGATACTTGGCTTCGTTGCTTTGAGTGCTTTTCCAATCATCAAAGCTGGTGCCAGGCGGTACTTTGAGAAATTTTTTATCTAGTGAAAACTTGTCAAGATCCGACATTGAACCACGAGAAATAGGAGTGCCTGCATGTCCTTGCTGTGCTCTAAGTCTGCCTTGTTCCAGATCTTGTGTGGTTGCTGTGGCTGGTTTGACTCCGGCCTGGATATCGTCAAGATCAGCAAATGCAGCCTGCGCTCGCTGACTCAGCGTTGATTGCTCCAACAAACCGTAGCCTTCAAGCACAGACATGGTTTTGTCATCAGCATGCAATACGATACCATCTTCGGTTTCTTCTAACACGTATGTTTCCAGCAAGAATTCTTCGCGGATGTTGATTGCAAAATCATCACCCGCTACTGGATTGTAGAAACTGTGTTCACTTTCGGCTAGATATTCTTGGAACGATTTCATATCAGTCTCATTTATATTGCCACAAACGTTTCATTTCAGCCAAACTTTCACTGAATTCATCTCGTAGAGCGTCATCGTTGTAGACACCATAGCCATCAGTCTTTGATTCATCATTGAAACGCCAGACCATGACGTTTACACCGTCAATGTAACCACGCACTTCCATGCCATCATCACTTTCAACTTCTTGGTCAAAGTGATCTGCTTCAAACTGACCAAAGAAATCTGACTCGTCTGGATAGTATTCACCATCGTCGGCTTGCAGATCTTCCTTGACAGACTGCTTGGCATCACGTGCTGCCTGCTTCATGGGCTCGGTCTTGTTGCCATCCTTGTCAAGATCAATATAGTCAGGTTTGGCTGCTTCTTCTATGTCGTCTTCCATGGCCGGCTTTGTGGGATTCATGATAAAATCTTTGATGCCCTGCACAATGCTCTTGTTGGGATTGTTAGTAGGATTCAACTTTTCTTGTGGACTCAGTGCATCTTGGCCCACTGGGTAAGGATTGGAAGTTTCCTTGATACCAGCACTGGCACGCATGCGACGCAGTTCGTCCTCGTCTGCACTGTGTACTGCTGTGACAGGCACTGTGGTTTGACCATCGCCGGCCACATCAGTCTTGGGCTTGTTGAGACCACCTGAATACTGTAGAGCATCCATGCTGGTTTCTGTGTTGGTGGGCCAGTCGGGCTTGTTTTCGTCTACCATTTCTGAGTTGCCGCAACCACACGGACTTGATCCGCAGCCGCAGCCAGATTCTTGACCGCCTACACCGGCCATTTTCAACAGTGCTGCCAGTTTCATGGCATCTTCGTCAGTGGCTGTCACAGTTAGACTGCGTCCAGGACCACCGTGACTATCACTGTTCATGTTCATGCTGAGATTCATGCTCTCAGCAATCATGGTCTCTAGCTCACGATTCCAGCTGTCATAGATACCTTTGCCAAATTGGAATCCACCCTTGCTGGCTTTGCCGCTGGTGGGAGCTGTGGCCACACTACCTGCTGTGGTAGTTTCTTCCACTTCTTCTTTCTTTTTGCCTTTCTTTTCAGGCAGACCCTTGTGCTTGGTCTTGGCAAAATCTTCAACGTCGCCTTTCTTCATGGTCTTGGCTACTTTTTTCAACTCCTTGCTTGCTCCAGGAATCTTTTCGCCTTTTTGCATGGCATGCGCCATGCCCATGAAACGTCGTTGTCTTCTGCTCACTGCTTTTTCGTCAAGCTCTTCTTCGTCAACAACACCTTTGCCTTGTGGGCTTTTTCCCAGACGTAGTGTTCCGCTGGGACCTGCATATTGTGGATCTGTCCAGCCAGGACCCGGCCTAAAATCAGGAGTCAGACCTGCTTTATCAACATTTACCGCTGAACCGCGAGCGCTGCCAGTGTCAGCAGATGAGACACCTCGTTGCGGTGCTATTTTACTTCCATCATACCCACTAACTCTAGTGTCTGCACGATTCTGTGCGCGATTTTGTTTGATGGTTTGGGCAACGGTGTCACGTTCGCCTTGAGTTTGAGGAGCTCTATATCCTTGTTTTCCAATATATGTTCCGCGCACTGCTTCATCCATGGGTCTCATGTCATCACTGTCATGACGCTCTTGGTCCATGTAATCGTTGCTGGTGTTGATGAATTCCAGAGCCTTGGTTATCTTGCTCTGTACCCACTCTGGCAGATCCTGATCATCGTCAAGAATGCTGGACAGTTCCTGCGCTGCCTTGGTCAATGTGTGCAGTTGATCCTTGGCCATGTCGCCTTCTTGATCGTATTCGCCTTGATCCATGACATCATCAGCACCTTCATTCTTGGGTTTTTTGTACACATCAACCGGACCATGCTTGCTACCTTTCTTGGGCAAATGCACTTCATCTGGTGGCGAAGGCAATTGGTCACCTTCGTCCATCTTGTGCTTGATGCTTTTGCCTTTGAATGACTTGGGAGGCTTGCCCACACCCATGGCCCGGGCCAAGGGATTATCATCATACTTTTTCACAGCACCGGTTTCGTCACTGCCTTTCTTGGGGCGGCCACGGCCGCGCTTGGCGTCAGGCTGCTTGGCTGACTTTTCATCACCTTCTTCGTCGGTGTCAAACTTGCGACCATAACCGCCTGCGCCGGCCTTGTGAACAACACCGCGTGCGGTTTTTTCTACGGCTTCATTTTTGGATTTGCCAGGATGCTTTTTACCACCCATCTCGTCTTTGCCAAGGCGACCAGCAATCACATCACCTCTTGTGATTTTGTCGTAGGGTTTGGCATTGTTGGCCAGATTGCCATCATTGCCTTCTTCGCTCAATGCGCCTCTGATGTCACCTTTGGCCAATTTCTTTAGTGGGCCGCCAATGTCTTTGGCAACTTTTTGACCAACAGTCTTTGGTTCAGCACGACGTGCTGACAAGTTCTTTTCTGCTTGATCAGCACGTTGTTGAATGCCCATTGAGCGAACCTTTGCATCCATTTCTAATTCTTTTGGATGTGGTTTTCTGTCTTCATTGAGCTGCTGTGGATTGTTGGAAATTGCAGCTAGTTTTTTGTTGAGATCGTAAAAAAATGACATGTTATCCTCTTGGGTTAGCGCCAGTGGCAGGCTTGGGTGGTCGTTTGATTGTGGTCATGGGACTCTTGGTACCCAGTGGCAAATCATTTGTGGTCTTGGCTGGCGGTGTTTTTCCACCTGCCACAGTGAAGTCACTGCGATAGGCATTTTTCAACACAGCATGGTCATAGGGTCCAGTTGCATAATCTTTCTTGAGTGCTCGCTGTTCGCTGTCCGGAGCAGGATATTCTGTATCCTTCAAGAGATCTTTGTTTTCATCATCAATCTTGTCGGACTCGTCGCGCAGACTATCTTCGTAACCGACAGTGTTCATCACAATGCGATTGGGATCAAAGCCCATGATTTGAGCAATCTGTTTGATCTGGGGTTCAATGGCAGGGTACCTAAACTCAACGTCAATGATGCTCATGCTTTCATTGGGAAATGCCGGAAAGTCTGGATTGACTTTTCGCACCGGTGTGGTCTTGGCAGCTGACATCTCAACTACATCAAACTGGGCCAGTTTGTCGCGCAGATCTCGCACAAAACCTGCAGGCACATCGCCTACCATTTTGATGCGATATGTGTATGTGCGCTCAGATTCAGCAAGGTATTTGGCAAATGTTTTCATATCAGTGTCCTATTTCTTATTTATTCTTTTTCAGCGTTTTGATCTTTACGACCCAGAATACGCTCCAATAAGTCGTTGCGGCTCAGCACCACGCCGTTGCCTTGCTGTACCGGAGATGCTGCTCCTGCGTCGCCGCGAGTGGCCTGTTGATCCAGTCGCATTTTCTTCAACTGCAGATCAATCATCTTGAGTTTTTTGTCTAGCTTGGCTGTCTTGGCTGTGATAGCATGTCCCAGCATGTTGCTGGCCACACCAAAGATTTCGCTGGCAAATCTTGAATCAACTTGCATGCCCAGATCCATGAGATCTTTGTAGCTTGCTTCAGCCATGTCGGCCAGGCTGTCCATTTCCTTGTCTGTGGCTTCAAGTCCACGCACCCCAGGCAATGCAGCGTCAATTTTGTCAATGGTGGCATCAATTTCCTGCAGGGTCACACGATTTTCTGCCAGGTCAGGTATGGCAGCATCGATCTCTTCAGGACTGGGAGGTAAATCAAACAACTGTTCAAGTTTGCGGGTCATGCCGTATTTAGCGGCTATCTTCGCCCGTTCCTAAACATGTCGTCTTCGGTGATGACTCTAAACGTGAGTCCTTGGCTGCGACACCACTTGGTGGCGGCATCCCATTTGGCGTAGTTTACTGCCACGGCTGCACGGTCTCGTGCGCTCTGTTTGCTTTCTACCACACTCTGTTTCTTGGGTTTGATTTCCACAACTTCGGCACGCACTGTGTTGTCCTTGTTGCGATACATGATGAGAAAGTCTGGCACGTAGATGGTTTGTTTGCCTGTGAGTGGATTGCGATAGGGAATGTGTATGCTTTCGCTGGCCCATTGCAGCACATGGTCATTGAGATCACAAAATCTCATGAAACTGAATTCCCACCCTGAACGATAACGTGGAGTTTTTTTGCCCACGTACTTCTGTGCATTTACAACGTCATAAAATCCCTGTGCCCACTTGCTCATTGCAGGACCAGTTGATTGGCATAGTAGTTGGGTTGCACTGCTACCTGAACACCCAGCAAGGTAGCACGGTTTCTTATGAGATTTAGATAGTATGCCAGATTGGCTGTGAGATTAATACCAGTGCCATTGGCTTCAAACTGTTGCAACAGAGTCAAGGCCGGAATGTTGGTCTCTTTGGCAACTTCAAACAGACTCACAGTGAAGTTACCAGCTGTGATAGTGTTGTCAATCTGCGACAGAAAATAGCTGTTGACTAGATCATATTCATTGGCAGGAATTGACAGTTCATTGAGATAGAATGTGTCAAACACTCGTACGGTTTGATCAATGTTGCGGTTGATTTCGTTTATGCTGGCCATGTGTTAATTAGTGGGTGGATTGCTGGCGGTGGGGAAAAATCTACCGCCGTTGTTTCTTGATCCCTGTGCAATGGCCTGTGTGCCAAGGCTGAAACTTTCACTGCTGGCAATTGAAGCTAAGTCAGCTCCCTTGAATGTGTTGTAAGTGGTGCCGGCCTTGAGTGCGGCTCCAATTAGTCCTGCTGGGCCGCCACTCTGCAGATCTGTCAGGATACCGCCACCTGCATCCAACAAACCGCCTTGCCCAAATATGTTTCTCTGCGCTCCCGGTCTTGCCAAGGGACTGAGTTCGGTGTCGTAGTGTGCGGGATCTGCAAAACCCTGCACATTGACATCTGGTCTGCTGCTGCCAATGCCACCAGCATAGTATTTCACAGTTTCATACGCAATGGTCATGGTGTTTTGCATGGTACCGTTGCCTTCATAGTAGTTATAGGTATCATGACTGAAACGTGTGATTATGGGATTGATCAAAACATAGCTGGCGTATTTGTGCTGATCCAGCCCGTAGATTCTGATGTCTTTGAAGAAGGGAGGTTTACCAGTGCCGCCTGACAACTGACCATCATCTATGGCTTCACCAATAAAGCCCCAATCATAGGTTCTCTGAGTATGGTCATAGAGATTGCGTGGCCAAGTACCAGAACCTTTGAATGTGACTTGGTTATCGCCTGGACTACCATTCACTGCCGGTGCATTGAGATAGGGCTGAGTAGGATCTTTGTAGTAATACGAATAGTAATTGTACCAAAGATTGCGACTGTTGTCGCCTGCATCATCATGGAACGTAATTGTCACTGGTTCATACTGTATCTGTGTCTGCACTAGACGCTTGCGATTGTACTGATTCAGTGTTTCGTTCTTTATATTGTATTGCGGCAGACTCACTGACTTCACAATGTAACTGAGATTGTAGATGTCGCGAGTGGCAAAAAGATTGTTCAGTGACGGAATCTCGGTGTTGAGTGTAAAACTCACATGATAGAGAAACTTGTATCTGGGCTTTAATTCGTAAGCGTTGGTGGTAAACGTCCGACTTGCGTGTGTGTAATCACGCAAGTTAGACGTACCAAAAAGACCTTGAGTAAATTGTTGTAAAAAGTTTTGGCCAAAAAATGCCACGATGCTATACCATGTTAGACATTGGTGGCTGAGCCAACACCAGTGACCACGTTGCCAACAGCACGAGCAATCGCAGTACCAACACCAGTACCACTGGGGGTCTGGTTGGCGTTGTCATAAGCAATGGTCATCTCAATGGTAGCAGCTTCGTTGGTGCCGTAGTTTAGATCACCATAGTTTGCGCCTTTGAGATAGCAACCATACAATTCCCAGGTTTCTAGCACAACAGGTGCAGCAGCACCGTTGCCACCGTCAAGAATTTCAATCTTGGTCAGGAACTTGTAGTTGATACCCGAAGCTGCTGATGCCATTTCCAAGAAGTCCATCTGCTTCTGAAGCTGTTCACCCACAAGCTTGCTCACACTGTTGCTGGCATCGTCACGGATGGCGCATGTGATATCGGCCCAGGCATGCTTGCCAGCCAGCTTGAGAGTAGAGTTGTAAATCGGCAGTGCAATTTCTTCAAAAGTTAGATTGGGCCGAGTCACGTTAACCACTTGTTTGGTCATTTCGCTCTTTGGGGTACTGACACCAAAATTTTCAAAGCTCACTCTAAAGCGATACTTGAGCTTGGGCATCAACAGACCCTGGGTTGGGTTGCTCTGGTCGCTGCCTGCGGGACCACCCAAGGGTACTGTCATTTTGTTTAATGATGAAACTGCCATGTTTTTCTCCTATACTTTTATTTACCTTAAATGGTGACCAATTTTTTGGCCACCATTTCTACAGGCTGTTTCACCTTACGCACCAGCCGCAATCTCACCTGTGTTCTTGATACGCAGCGGAATGTAGATGAATTCCACGGCCTTGACAGGCTCAATTGCGATATCAACCCACAGTTCGTTGCGGTCAATTCTAGCAGGTGTGTTGTTGCTGAGATCACACACCACCAGGTAATCATACAGCGCACGCTTGGCCACCAGATCAATCATTAGACTGTTGACCACGTTGGAGATTTCGTTGCGAGTTAGTTCATCATTGGGTTCAAACAGGAACTGTTTGCCAATTTCTTCCAATCTACCACGCAAGAATGCCACCAAACGTGCCACGTTGATTCTATCCAGTGCAGTGGTTGCAGTGGCAGTGGTCTTGTTACCAAAGTTCACAATACCCACACCTGGAATGAATGTTATGGGGTTGATGTTGCGCTCATACAAGATGTCACGCACAGCCTGGCTAACACCAATCTGCTGGAACTCACCGGTTGTGGCATCAATGTAACCAATGGCGCTGGCATTGTCAATCACACCACGACGTGTACCTGCTGGTGCCAACCATGGATAACTCACCGCATCGCTACGCAGTATGGTTCTAACCATCATGTGACTGGGCGGTGCCACCACAGTGTTGCCTGACAGATCGTTGGTCTGACAGCTGGGATAGAATGCACCAGCATAGTTGCTGACAGCGTTGTTTCCATCTTCAGTCAACAGTCCAAGACCGTTGCTGTTGGTTGCCCATTCCACTAAACTGTTACCACTGTTGTCAAGTCTCATGGGTGTGTCTGCTACCACAAACAAGGTATTGTTGCGCTCGTTGCTGAGTGCAATCATGTTTTGTGTCAGCTCAGGATAGGCCGGGGTAGCAATGATGTTGAATTGATTCTGCTCTTCGCGGGCCGCAATGCTGGTGTCAATGCCGGCTTTCAAGGCTTGAATAATCAACTGACGCTGAGCTAGACGTCCGCTCCACATGGCTCCGTTGTCGCGATTGCCACTGGCTGTGAGCCATGTGGTAGACACAGCAGGATAAGTCTGATCCGGAATCCAGCTAGGAATATCTGGGAAGTTTTGCTCGTCTAGATATGTAGTGAACTCTTTTACATTGTAGCCGCTGCGACGTGTGTTGAACAACAACATGCCTTGGGGGTACAGTGCAGGATTAGGAGCATCTAGATCTAGATAATCGCTGATCAAGAGACTTTCAATAGTTGGGAAAGGATCTGCCACTGGATCAGTAGTACCGTTGGGCGCCCAACGAGCATCTGCAAACAAAATACCGTTTGAAGTTACCTGATCTGTGGTATCAACTTCCACCCACTGATCAACTGTGTTGACCGTTTCCCAACGATATAACTTGGGATAGTTTTCAAGATCGCTGGAGTCTACCCAGAGATCGCCCAATTGCAGTGGACTTTCGGCTGTGTCGTTTTGAGTTGTTGGTGCTGTGGCGCTGATTATGGGACCGCTAGCATTGGTAAGACTGAGATCATACCCTCTCACATCATTGGTGACATTCTGATAGCCTTGCCAGGTACCGTTGTCTTGAATCATGATATCAACATCACTCACTGTGCTGTAGTACCACAATCTGCCATTGGGCGGATCTTGATCCGGCGCATTGAGGCTGGGTGTGTAGGTAAACAGTGGTGAAGTCACAAAGTTACTGAGTAGATAAACCGCAGTTCCAAGAGCAACAGAACTTCTTACCTTGGGCGTGTTGGCATCAAAACCTGCTGCTTCTACCGCGGCTGTTTGCTCAAGGCCAATGGTACCGCCTGCTGAATGTATAAACACCAAGTTACCTGCTGAATTCAATGTGCATGACACATTGGCAACATTGGCTGCGCTGACACCTGCAATAAACTGACTCACACCCACTGGTCCAGATCCACCAATTGTCACTGTTTCAAGATTGGCATCCGTAGTTCCGGGGATGGTCGCTGACAGCTCGAACGTTGCGCCACCTGTGAAAGGAGTCCCTGTGCTGACCACTGTGGTGCCAGTTACTTCTGTGGCTCCAATAGCAAATCTTTCAAACACAGTGTACTCAAATGTTGACAAAGGAATCAGTGCAGGTGATGCAATACCGGTAAAACCAATGTAGGTTGTACCTGCAGGAATGTTCCGGCCGCCGCCTGATGGATCTAGGCCAAACAATGCTGTACCATCATCTTGATACTCTGGGCAAGGTTGAGCCACAAATGTACCAAGAGCAGTGCTGTATTTCTTGACACTGACGTTCATGCCGTTGTTTGCTGCACTGGTATTCTGCCACACTGAACCGGTGGGGCGACCGCCTTGTAAATCGGTTGTTCTCCAACGCGGAGCTTGATAACTGTAAGCAGACAAATACTCTGGTGCTGGGTAGGCCTTGGTATCAATGCCCAGTGCTGTCAACAGTGCTGCACCATTGTTGGGGCCTTGTGTAATTTCAACAAAGCCGTTGTTGAGCAAGGTGCTACCATCGCTGCCAGCATCGCTGTCGGCAAAAATATAGAGTTTGCCACTGATTTCAGCAGCAGTCACACCAGTGATAGCTGCATTGTTGATGTTGTTTGCCAGTCCCGCAATTGTGTTATTGGGAGATACTGGAACTGCCACTAGCGATCCGTTGACATAAAGGTTGCTGTTTGCAGTCAATGTCACAGGTGCATTTTCGCTCACAATGGTTGCCCAGCTGGCTTTCCATTCATCGCTGCCAATCAGGACCCATTGATTGAGATAATTTTTGTAGTAACCAAAGATCGCTGCATCTTGATCAGTCATGGTCACTGCATAGTCGCCAATGCTGCCCACTGTGTTGAGCGGAGTGTTTTCTTCTGCGGCATTTGCACCTGTGCCCACAACCTCTGCTGTATCTGTGATAACCAAGGGTGTTTTGTTGGTAAATGTAGCAGTGGTTTGATTCCATTCAAATATGCCCCAGGTTGTGGTGCTGGTATCAAACCAGTAAGCATTGTTGTTGGGCTCGCCGCGTGGACGGCTCAGGCTGGCAGTGAGTTCGGTTAGATCAATGTCGGCTCGCTGTACATACGCACGATTGGTCACGCCCAGAGCACTGTATGCAGCCAGTAGACCATACTCATTGAGCTCATAACCATTGATTGGGGTGCCGGCTGTGGTGTTATAGAAAAACGGTACACCAAAAGTCGCAGCCAAATCTCGTTGACTTGTGATCAAATAAGTTTTGTTAGCGTTGGCAGCAAGTGTGCCAGCAGCTACCGTGATACCGTCAGCACTGACTTTGTCCTGTGCTGTGGCTACCAAGAAATAAGGGACTGTGTTTACGGCTGAAGGAATGTACTGACTTTCGTCAATTACAGTTACTTCTACGCCAGGCGATGTTAAGGCCATAGTGATTTCCTTTGCAAGTTATCTATATTTATTGAATTGGGTCAAAAAACCTGTTCTAGACAACCCTTTGCCAAAGGTTCACACGGTAAATAGGTGATGCAAAGACCCTTGTGCCAGGCCTGTGCGCAGAGACCCTGTGCCATAAACTACTATCGTGACGAAGTGGCCCACTATCGCAGCCGCTGCGAAAACTGCTTGAGAAAAAATCGAGGATTGAAGAAGCGGGCGCCGCTATGGGAGAGTGCTGGCTATCGCAAAAAACCCACATGCGATCGCTGTGGGTTTCGTGCCAAATATGCAGCTCAGATCATAGTGTATCACATTGACGGTAAACTGTCAAACTGTGATACCAAAAATCTTCGCAGTATATGCCAAAACTGTTCTGTTGAAGTTGTCAGGAGTGATCTGCCGTGGCGTCGCGGCGACCTTGAACCAGATCTGTGATCTGTTGATACAGAGCATCAACACTGCTGTTGTTGTCCAACACTGCATCAAAGTCTGTGCCTACCCAGGCATACTCACTGGCATGTACTCCGGCTTTTTCCAAGGTGTGCCTGCCCAGTGCCCAGCCAATTTTGCTGGGTCCAGCATTGTATCTTATGGCATCACTGTACCAGTCTGGTTCAGCACCACGCACTACCCTTACAACTCTGCCCCCAGCGTTTCTAATCGCCGCTATTTCATTGGGGAATCTACAGTCTGAAATCACTATGTCGTCAGTGCTGTCGCGCAGCTTGTTTTCTAAACTGGCAATCCAGATGTTGTCGTGAAACCCTTTGCGACAAACTTCTGTGCCCCAGTATTGCAGGATCCAGCGTGGGGTAATGTCCATGCCCAGTCTATTGCTCCACCATTCATCGCGCTGTTCTCTCCACTCACGACTGCTGCGTGTGCGCCCTTCCAGCATGTCTCTATCCCACCCAAACACCATGCTCACAGCATCTTTGAGAGTGTTGGCAAAACTTTCACGACGAAAATGGTGAATATTCACAAGATAGTCAGCCACAGTGTCTTTTCCTGATCCAATGAATCCACACACACCAATTATCATGCGATTTCCTTTATTTTGAAATACTTGAATGTATCCTGCAGCAGCATGATCTGTCGACGACAGTCTTCTAATGCATGGTGACTAGTGGCTGGCTTTTCCAGTCCAGGCCATAGCGAAAACACTGTGCGGCTGTCACGCACAGCAAAATACTTCCAGGGTATGGGTTTGTTGTAACTCTTGTAGGCATGTTCTAAAATGGTCATGTCATAGGTGGGACCTTGTGCCCAGATTCGTTTGCTGTGCCAAATCAATCGACCCAGTTCGTCCAGGGCTTGGTCTAGTGGCACTCGATCGTCTTCAGCAAAGGCTTCATCTCTAGCTGCCGCAGGTTGCGTAGCCCACCATTCAAGAGTGCCCTGTTCAATACGACGATTGGATTGGCTGTCCAGATCTACTCTAGCATAGTATTGCTTATCATACCAGCCATCGCCAAAGGGATCAAACGCTTGAGCAGCAATGGTAAGAATAGTGGTGTCAGGGCCGGTTGCCAGCCCCTCAAGATCAATCATTAGGTCCATGCTGTATTATAGCATGAATTTAAAAAAATTTGTTATCTACGATGGCCGTTATCGTCTTCGTCGTAACCAAATTGGCCCCAAAGCACCAGTGCTGCCATCGCAAAAATCGTTATCAATGCGCCAAGTTCAACGCCCGACATTTGAATTATCCAATCACCCAGGTTAAAGGTTGACTACCGTCAACATAGTTTACCAATTGCAGGATCAAGGCTTCCATGTCGGCCTTGGCTTCCGTCTTCATTGCAGCACCGTTCAATGTGGTTCCGCCCTGTGGCCCTGCAATGGTTCCAAACTTTTCACGTGCTTCACCTATGATCATTTTGCAGTTGGCCAGCATGTAGTCTTTGATCCACTGACTGATCTGTAGGTCTTGCAGCAACACTGCCTCGGGCTTGAGTTGCCAAACCCAGAGCAAAACATTTTCACCAGTGCCTTTGGGATCGCGAATGATTTGCAGCTTCTTGGTGACTTGATTCCAGGTGTAGTTTACGAAACCACCAAACATCCTAGCAGCCAATTCCACATATTGAGTATAGAAATCATAGGTGGCCAGACCGCCCGCGGTGTTGAAGTTCATGAGATACACATTGATTGATGCCTGTGCGAACGGATCAAAATTGCTGGCAAAAGGGCCAGTGGCAGTGCCAAAAGTGCGTCGGAAAATCTGGCGCACACTCACAACTTCTTGCGGCAGGGTATAGATGTTTACATCTTGAATCAATTCCATGAAGATATAGGCTTCTTCATAGGCATTGTTGGCACGCTGTCGATAGGTACCTATGGTTTTTTGATACGCAGCTTCGTAGTGCGCAGGGTCCAGCTCAAGGTCAACGATTTGATCGCCTAGTTGCAGGCGTACATATTCTATAAGATTTTGCTTGAGTGTGGGTAAAGTGATTTCTGTGTCCATTAGGGAAAGCTCCGCTCCCTGTATTTATTGATTGAACTGCAAGATTGCAGCCCAATCAATTTCAAAACGCAGGATTACCAACTTTTGAGGATCACAATATGTTCGTTGCCGCGCCCGTTGAAAGCAGTTTCTGTTGTCTTTAGATCCTTGTATACCTTGCGAGCAGCAGGTTTGCCCCCGGCCATGATTTCTTTCAAAACTTCAGCTGGTTTGCGCAGAGTCTTTTGCATGCTTTCAGCTGTGCTGTAACCAATCACAGTGTTGGACTTGAGTGTGAATTGCCCAACATGGCTGTCTGCCACCAGGTGAATTAGCTTGCGAGTTTTGGTGTTGTAAAGCCAGGCTTCGCTCTTGTCAACCAATTGGCTAGCCGGAATACTTTTGAGTTTGAGTTCGGCGAACTCTGTGAGATATTTGAACTTGGCAGCACGTTTCTCAGGACTCACAGGCTTGGCCTTGCGAGGTTTACGTTCTACTTTTTTGATCTGTACGTATGCACCGCAGTCGTTGATCACCGTCTCGCAAAACTTCACAATGTTTCTCAACTGAATCTTTGACAGATGCTGATATGCTTCTACTAATTGAGAATCAGTGCCAGACACCACAGTTTCAAATTCTGCCAAACGCTGTTTCCAGGCCTGGGCTATTTCATTCACCATCTGTGGCGCTACGTTCATGCCACGTATGGTGGAAATGGGTTTGAAGTCTGCACTCATCTTGGCGCCGGCAGCAATAAAGTCATCAAACATGCCGTCAATCTCGCCAGCACACTCGCTGACCTTTTCACGCAAACGATCTTGAATCGTGACCTTGCTCACTGGTGCCGCGGCTTCTGGTACGTCAACTGCGGTGGCTTGTTCTTGTGACAGCATGGTCACAACCATGCTTTCTAACTTGTTGCTTTCACTGTCCGTGAGTTCAAGGCCCACTGTTTGCATGCGGCATAACCAGGCCGCAGTGCATCTAATGGCACTGTCAGGCACTCGGCGCAGTCTTCGCACATCAGTTTTGCGGCCTTGAGATTCTAGCCAATTTGCCAACATGTCCCGAGCTTCTTTTTTACCATAGAAGTAGTTGTACCAGCCAAACGCTCGTGTTAGAGTGCTGGTACGAAGTTCAGCGTCGGGCTGTTTGCGCCAGTCTGGCTCGGGCCCTGTGTATTTTAGATCTGGACTTTTGGGATTCATTGGCTTGATTGCTGTTTTCATAACGATCTCCAAGGTAACAACATAGTATAGCACTTTACAGATTTTTGGTCAAGCTGGTACGGTAAATACAACACTATGCCTAGACTCAGCCTTTACCGCCCCAATCGCACTCGTGATTATCAATTTTTGGACAGAACTGTGTCCGAGCAATACACTGTGGGCGGGCTAGACATCTATGTACACAAATATCTTGGTCCAATAACCGGACCCACAACAGGAACCAACGACGCTACTATCCCTATTTACGACTTGCAAGATCCATTGAATATTCAGGATCTATTGCTGTTGGAAAACCGTGATCGAGTGTATGATCAGGACATCTACGTCATGCGTGGTGTTTACAACCAACAAGACATTGATTTTGATCTCACTCAGTTTGGGCTGTTTTTGCAGAATGACACGCTGTTTATCACATTTCACTACAATGACATGATAGACACTTTTGGGCGCAAGCTCATGAACGGCGATGTGTTAGAGATACCCAATCTCAAAGACTACAATCCGCTCAACCCAGGTCGCTTGCCATTGCCCAAATACTACGTGATTCAAGATGCGGCTTTTGCCAGCGAAGGATTCAGTCAGACCTGGCTGCCCCATGTGTGGAGAGTCAAGGCCACACCCATGACCAACGGTCAGGAATACAAAGATATTTTGAACAAGCCGCAGGTGACAGAAAACATCTGGGACAATGGAAATTTCTATCCTGTGGGGTCAGTGGTCAATTACAATGGCAACTATTACCAGGCTGTGCAAAACACGCCGGCTGGAACAGATATCACCAACACTGGATACTGGCTGCCATACACTCCGCCCACCGAGGCCGAGACCATGACCACTCGGCCCAAGGATCAAGAAATCAATGATGCTATCTTGACTCAGGCCGAAATTGAAGTTCCATTAACTGGTTACGATACCAATCTGTTTTATATTGAACCCACCCTGGACGGGCAGCCAGCCAACCCAGACGGGCTCACAGCTGATGATCTTGACGTCACAGTGGACGGTACTCAGGGTGGCATGAACATCACTCCGTCAGGACCTGGGTACACTCGTGGATATCTCACTGGAGACAATGTGCCCAATGGATATCCTGTCACCAGTGGAGTGGCATTTCCAGTCAGTCCCGTGGTGGGCGATTACTGTCTCAGATTGGACTACTTCCCCAACAGACTGTTTAGATATGACGGAGTGCGTTGGGTCAAGATTGAAGATGGCGTGCGAACCAGTCCCAACAACGGACCAGAAAACCGGAACCTGCGCAGTGGCTTTGTCAACAATACCGGCACTGTCAATACCACAGATCGAGGACCCATACCCAGTAGACAAAGTCTCAGTGACATACTACGCCCACAGGCAGACAACGGCGGTTAACTTATGCAACAATTTTTTTACGATGATCAAATACGCAGATTCCTGTTGCAATTTGCTAGAATCTGCAGTAATTTTCAAATTGAATACGGTCGCGAAGACGACAGTGAGTCAGCAGCACTGTTGAGAGTTCCTGTGCGCTACGGTGATTCTACTCGCAATGCACAGACCGTTATTCAAGAAAATTCAGCAAACAATTTGCCATCAAGCCCCTTGATGACTTTTTATGTTCACAGCCTTGAGTATGACAGACCTCGCATGCAAGAGCCATACTTTGTGAGCAAAATTAATGTGCGCCAGCGTACCTACGATGAACAGACTGATAGTTACGAGCGCACCCAAGGCAATGCTTTTACCATAGAACGCTTGATGCCAGTGCCTTATAATCTTGGTATCACACTTGACATCTGGACCTCCAACACAAATCAAAAATTGCAACTGCTAGAACAAATGTTGATAATGTTCAACCCCAGTCTTGAAATACAGAGCACAGACAATTTCATTGACTGGACCAGTCTCAGTTTGGTTTACCTTGACAGTGTGACCTGGAGCAGCCGTACCATACCCACCGGCAACAATGATTCAATTGATGTGGCCACATTGAAATTCAGTTTGCCAATTTGGATCAGCCCTCCTGCCAAGGTCAAGAAACTAGGTGTTGTTGAACGTGTGATTGCCAGCATGTACGATGTACAAGGCGACATCAACAATGCTGTGGCCAATAGTGACTTACTGTTGGGCACCCGCCAGATCATCACACCCTACAACTATGCAGTGGTTGTGATTGGCAACAGAATACAGGTGGTAAGACCAGCCTTGGCCTTTGCTGACGAGCCCGAAAACGACAGCATTGATCCCACAGTGATTGTTAGCAACAGCAATCTGTTGTGGCCCGCTGTGATTGACATGTACGGCACACTGCGTCCTGGTGTGAGTCAAATACGTCTTACCCAATCCGACGGCACTGAAGTGATAGGCACTGTGACTCTAGATCCCATAGATGATCGTTTCTTGTTGTATGATGTTGATGTTGATACCATACCACAAAATACATTGCCACCCGTGGATGCAGTGATAAATCCACTAGTCAGTGCACCAAGATTTGGTCTGCCCAATCCTGCAGATGGTCAACGTTACCTGTTGACCGAAGACACAGGATCTCCTGGTCAAGGCGGTGCCATTGCAGCCTCGGCCTGGATCGGCGATGGACAACGATCAGACATACCCTTGGTGGCTCGTGCCAACGACATCATTGAATATCGCGGCAATCGTTGGCAAGTGGTGTTTTCTGCAGCGCAGGTCACCACAGGCGGTCAATATGTAACCAATCTGACCACTGCAATTCAATACGAATGGAACGGTGAAAATTGGGTCAAGAGCTATCAAGGAGTTTACGAAGGGGGTCTGTGGACTCTGGTGCTTTAAAGGCAGTAGGGGTTTGGTTTAGATCAAATCAAACCGGAAGATATCTATACCTTTTGCGCAACGACAACAAGCATCCCAGCACCTGGGGATTGCCTGGCGGCAAACTAGAAGGCACAGAAACTCTACTGGGTGGCATGGAACGTGAGTGCATGGAAGAACTGGGATTCTTTCCTGCATACCGACGATTGATACCCTTGGAAAAATTCACATCGGCCGACGGAACTTTTGAATACCACACCTGGGTATGCAGTGTGGATCAAGAATTTGTGCCCACACTCAATCACGAACACCTTGGCTATGCCTGGATCAACGCCGGTGTCTTCCCCAAACCCATGCATCCCGGACTCTGGAACACTGTCAACATTGACGCTGTAAAAGACAAAATCCTGCTGTTGGAGCAGGATTTTGCTGTGACTATATCAGTTTGATTAAGCCTGGCTTTCTTGGAAGCTGATCTGCACTTCGCCCACAGGGTTACTGACTGTGTTTAGTGATTGAACAGTCACTGCCAATACTTCTGGACCATTGGGAAAGGTGCCTGTTCCTGGAATGGCTGAAGTACCCAGCTGCTTGACTTGACCTAGATCCAACACACCCTGGTTCACCGAACTTACCGGAATCGCAAACAGTCGTTCACCACCTTGAATATCCACTGTAACCGCGGCCACAGTCAAGTTCAGATCGTTCAGCGGTGTTGCGCCGCCTATCACGTTTCCTAAAACTCTCAGTGTGTCGCCCACTGCATAACCACTGCCTGACACCTGTACAGTGATAGCTGTGGTAGTTGTACTGTATGAAGTTCCTGAGCTTGTTAACTGCACAGTTACGTTGGCACCAGTGCCGCTTGAACTCACCACAGTGGGGCTGATACCAGAAAAAGTTTGAGTTCTGCTGAATGTTACTTTGACACCCGATCTACTGAAACCACCAACGGTGTTCAAGGGTGCATCAGTTGTGCCACCTGACACTATGTCTGTGTATCTTGGCGAAGTACTGAACTGTGTGAAGCTGGGCTGAAAGCCGCCGCCTGCGTTGTTGATACCCACCCAGGTGGTATTGGCACTGTCAATATTGGTGGGATTGATAATGCCTTCCACAAGATATCGACCAGCAGTAACTTGAATATTCAAACCTGTCAGTGACAGAGCAGATCTGTTGATGAGATCGCGTTGTCCTAGATTACCAATGATACCGTTGCTTACACTAGGTGCCAATCTCATGGCGAACACCAAGAGTTTTTGTCCAATTGTGGCTGGCAAACCAAAGTTGGTACGGTTGAAAGTAAACTGGAAGCCCTCGTCACCGTTGAAGTTACCGTCCATGATGATTGCACTACCCCAGTGGTTCACCAGGGGCGTACAGGTATTACTGATAATCAGCACACCAGTGTTTTCGTCATGGCTGGTGGCAGCACTGCTGGTAAAGCTTCGATTGGCTCCCTCGATCCATTGAGTGAATGTAGCACCTCGTGTGCATCCCTGCAACACATTGCCTTCTTTGTTGGTGTACTTGATGATTTCACTGTCAATCATCACAAACACCGGATAAGGAACACTGGCGTCTGGATAGTCTGTGGCATCAAGTAGAGTGATCTGTGTTGCACTTGAGTTAATAGCACTGGCCAAAGCACTGACCGGAGTCTCGTTGATTGCTTCGTATCTTGCTGGCAGGTTACCAGTACGCATGAATGCTTCAATGTTGACGTTGTTGTTGATTCTACGATGTGCCCAGGCAAATCTACCATCTTGTCCGCGAATCATCCAAATCACACTACCAGCACCGTACCAGCTGAATTCCAAGGCATACATCTGCATCTTGGTAGAATCGTAGGTGAATGCACTGGGACCAGTACCGTCTATGACGTCAATGTTGAAATCTGGCTGTCTCACTCGAATTTCTGTGCGCAATGCCATTTTCACACGAGTTTGATTTTCTACTCCACGGAACGGAGGAACCACAGTGAGTCTGTTGTTGTCAATGATGCTGGTGACAGAATAGGTCATGCCACGTATCACAACAATGTCACCGTTGTTGAGCTGGTCTTGGAATCTACAGGTGCCATCACCTGTGACTAGGTTGCTGCTGATACCAATGCTGACCAAGCCTGCCAGTTGGCTTGTGCAACTACGCTGAACCACGCAGAGATTCTGTCCGTCATGTTCCCAGAACATGCCGTTTTGATCATCGTACATGCCGGTTCTCACCGCTGCACCGTGCCAACCGGTGACGCTGACTCTGGGCTGCTGTCCCAGTATAGGAGTTACACTGCCCAATACTGCTTGTGCTTCTACTTTGAACGCTATATCGCTCACAATTTCAGTCACTACATAACCATTGAAATCGTAGCCTGAAGTTGTGACGTTCTGAATCCAGCATGTAGCACCAGGATTGAGACCATGTGGCAGATCCACTGTGACAGTAATATTGCTGTTGATAGCAGTGCCGTCGGCCACAATGTCAGCAATGTCATATGTGGGCTGCAGTGTTGTACCAGTGGAGAAGAAGATGCCTTTACCAGACTGATAACGGAAATATTTTTTGGTTTGTCGCTGTGCGCTGGCACCACGAGTTGGCGATCCAGAACTAATTACCACGCCGCCATCAAATGGTCTTGGCAGGAAAGTTGCATTGCTTCGTACATATAGCTGCCCATCAAGACTGCCAGAAACCGCGGCTCCGGTCTTGGCCTGATAGGTAAAGGTTGTGGTTGTGGGCACACTGAGAATTAGGAAGCTGCCTTCGCCATATGCTTGGTTGGTGCCTGAAGTCAAGTTCACCAAAATTGGAGTTCCTGGCACCATGCCATGTGCATATCGTGTGGTGATTGTTATGGTACTAGGGTTAGCGCCGTCACTCACAATGCTAACAATGTCAAAGTTTGCACCTGTGTAAGGGAAAGCCTGACGCACCACTGAAGCATAGTTGTTGATGGGGAAGCCCGGAACCAGTGCAGGACTGCGTCGTGGATAATAGAAAAAGTTATTGGTGTTGTCTTGGAACACAAGATTGATACCGTCAACGTTGGTGTTTTCTGTGTTTTGACTACTGACAAATTCACCTGCGTCAATGGGAGTATCACTTTGATTTACTCCAACCTGCGGTATGTTGTTGTCACCAGTGGCATAGAAAATGCCGGTCATGCGTACCATGAAGCTGCCTGCACCTGCACCAGTGAGTGCAGTGGTGCTGAACTGACCACGAGAGATAGTCTGTGATCCGTTGATAGCAGTGCTGACTGCTGTGTGTTGTACAAGTTCAACGTTGCTGCTGACTTTTTGCATCACACTGCCAACTCCGTATTGTGCTGCAGGCGGAATGTTGTACCAACCACGTGTGAGCTGCACCTGTGTTGCGCTGGTTACTTCGTCAATTCTGGCTACCTCAATACGATCAACGTTGGTGACACTGGCGCCAATCAGCAGATTGGCGTTGCCTGCGTTTGTGTTGTTGGTTTGTCGTGTCACTGTGAGAATGTTGGCGGTAATACCAGTCACAGCACATGCTTCAAACACATTGGCTGTTTCAGTAGCAATCAAGATATAGGAACCGTCCACAATGTTGGCAGCGGCTGCATTGGCCACGTTGATTGTGGTTGTAAGGGGACTGGTTACGTTGGCCACTGCCACAGTGGTGCCGCCAGCACCGCTCAAGGGGCGGCTCAGCAACAACACATTGTCGCCAACAGTGAATCCAGTTGTACTGCCAACGTTGAATGTTCGTTCCGCTGAACTTTGTACATTGCTGGTGACATAGGATGTGTTGAAGGCCAAGGTGTTGCCTTGAGTTTGGCTAATCAGCAAGGCGTAATCATTGGCTATCCATTGCGGACTCAAAACACTTGTGGGTGTAACAGTTGAAGTAGGATTGCTCAAGCGCAACGCTGTGTCAGTGTTGGATGTAATTAGATCATCACCGGCCAAGAGACTGGCATAACCATTGACGTTGTAAACTATATCGCCGCCAATGTCCTCGTAGAATCCTGGAATGTAATTGTTTACGCTGACGTTTTCCCACTTGGTTTTTTGCAGGCCATATTCAAAGTCAGCGTCAATTAGAGATTCAGGGTTGGAAACACGGCTACGGCCAATTGCATCTACACCAAAGTTCCAGGGCACTACCTTGAGATTTTGATCTTCGTAGTAAATGGCCAGTTCGTCTGTGCTACTCATGGTCACTGTGCTGGCGTTCAGCGTCAGTGTGGTGGTCCCCGCATAGGCAGTGGGAAAATTTGCATTGGTGCCCGAAGTCCAAACCGCGGTACCTCCCAGGGTATTGTCTGCAAAGTTGAAGATGGGGAGATTGTCAGTGGTGTTGTAAATGGCCAGGAAATCTTCAATAGGAACATTGTTGGGTACTTGGATTGTGCCTAGCCCGGCTGTGCCTGGTGTAAACACATAGTTGTAAATTCTTGATCTTGCCATTTGTTTAAACTCCGAATATGATCTGTAGTGCGGTCAAACGTGACTGGGTATTCAAGCCCAGTTTGTCGTAAGTGATAGCGCCATTCTGTATTTTTGCAGTGCTCACAGTGTTGTCACTGGGTGTGCCAGTATATAGTGTGTCTCCAAATATCAAGCCAAAGAAAGGTGTGTTGTTTGCTGGAGCCACTGCAAAACTAAGTGTGCTGGCAGTGATACTAAAATCTACGCCAGGATTCAGTACCACATTGTTGAGACTCACAAGCATGGCAAATGACGAAGGCGGGTTTACACTTTGTCCGCCCACAGTGATAGGAAAGCTGGTTTGAGAACCGTTGAATGTGAGATTATCCAGTTTACGGTACTGTCCAATCTGTGGGGTATTACCTACATAAGCCATTGTGTATCCTTATAATCTGCCAACTACGATTTCAATTGTACCGCGTTCATCAAGAAAATCTTCCAGAGCTTTGCCTAGCACTGTGCCAATCATGGGCGCTGCTGATGCCTGTGCATAACCGTTGGCACAGCTCACCATGAGATCGCCTTTGTGAACTGGGCCAATCACATTGGTTGGCACTCTACCAACTAGAGCAACCACTGCTGTGTGCTCGCCCTCAAGACCACTGTTCATGACATGTGCAGGATTGGTTGAAATAACTCCAGCCACTCTTGGATCATCTGACTGTCGCGACAGTGTGACTTCTTTGTCTCCGCCGAACACAACCACCGTACCAGGCGCATAATCAGCATCTGCCAGGTATGTTTCTGCCAAGTCAGCATACAGGGCTGATGTGGCTCGTGCAAAAATAGTGTTGAAACCAGCACCAGCAGCACCAATGTTGCCCACGGCATTGCCGTTGGCGTTGACAATGTTACCCAGTCTTACGGTGCCTGTGGCAACATCTACGTTGGCTGCTGTAACATTACCGGTCACTGACAACAGTCCAGTGACGTTGGTCTGCCCAGTACCGTTTGGTATCAGTCTAATGTTGCCGCTGGCGCCAGTCAATATGGCAATTTCGCCGGTGTCAACAATATTGCCAGTTAAATTAAGGTTGCTGCCAGTGATGTTGCCTGTGGCTGAGATCAGTCCAGCAGTTCGAATATTGCCGCCAGTGATATTGCCAGTGGCTGTGACCAAACCACCTGTGGCCAAACTGCCACCAGTGACATTGCCAGGGGTTGATATTGAGCCTGACAGGCCAGTGCTGATTGAAAAGGCTACACTGATGTTATTGGCGATAATATCTCCTGTTGCTCCTGTTATGGACACAAACGGACCAACGCCCACAGGGCCGCCCGCTATGATATTGCCAGCTGTTGTGATCAAACCACTTGTGATCAAGTTACCGCCAGTGACGTTACCAGTTGTGGAAAATGCCGCACTAGCAATAATATTACCACCAGTGATATTGGCTGTGGTAGTGATACCACTGGTTGAATTCAAATCTGTCAACACATTGCCACTTAGG